GCCGGCGTGCTGCCCACCGCGATGGACGATCTGGCGCTCCGGGCCGGCGCGACGTTCTCCATCCAGAACGGTGTGCCCGTGATGAAGGACGCTCAGGGCAACGTGGTCTACGGCAAGGACGGCACGACGCCGAAGTCGATCGCCGAGTTCGTGGGCGATCTGCGCAAGAACGCTCCACACCTCTTCCAGGGCTTCAACGGCTCCGGCGCAGGCGGTGGCGGCGGCCGCGGGGGCCCGGTCGACATGTCCAAGATGACGCCGGCTCAGAAGATCGCCTACGGCCTGGCCAATCCGCAGATGATGACGCCCGAAGCTGCCGGCGTGGTCACGCGCTGATCCTCGAAGATCCTCGATCGAAGCGGTGTACAACGCGCGCACGGTCGAGTTATAATGTACGCATAGGGTGACCGAAGGGACTTCTGGACACCCTAGCGACAATCGGTACTTTCCAAGCGGTCGGAGACCGCTTGGAAAGCGCGGCAGAGCCCTCCGGTGGAGGGATAGTTGGCGCCCACGTCAATCCCCACCACTCGGAGAAATCCATGGCTTCCCTGACCCTCGTCGAGGCGGCGAAGATCCAACAAAATCCGCTCATCTCGGGCGTGATCGAGTCGGTCGTCACCGTCAATCAGATGTTCAACAAGCTGCCGTTCGATCACATCGTCGGCAACGCCCTCCTGTACACGCGCGAGAACGCCATCGGCGGCGTCGCGCCGATCGGCATCGGTGGTGGCTCGAACACCATCCCGTCCGGTGCCAAGGACCCGGCGACCTTCACGCCGGTCACGACCCCGCTGAAGGCCCTGATCGGCGACGCGCTCGTCGACCACTTCGTCGAGACGACGATGGGCAACCAGAACGATCAGCGCGGTGTGCAGGTCTCGTCCAAGGCCAAGGGCCTCGGCCGTGAGTACCAGCGCCAGCTGATCCTGGGCAACTCGGGCTCGGCCCCGCTGGAGTTCGACGGTCTGCAGGTGCTGACGCCGTCCGGCCAGATGGTGGACCAGGCCTCGACCGCCTACACCCTGGAAGGCCTGGACGCCCTGTTGTCCAAGGTCCTTTCCAAGGACGGTGCCGTCGACTTCATCATGATGCCCGACATCGTGCAGCGCAAGCACCTGCAGATCCTGCGCGCCTCCGGCGGCGCGGGTATCGGCGAGGTGCAGACCCTGCCCAACGGCGAGCAGCAGATGTACTACCGCGGGATCCCGATCTACCGCAACGACTGGATCCCCATCACGGGCACCACGACCCAGCTGACCGACGTCTACGCCGGCTGCTTCGACGACGGCTCCCGCAAGGTCGGCATCGCGGGCCTGACGAGCGTGGTGCAGAGCGGCATCTTCGTGTCCTACGTCGGCGAAGCCGAACAGACGAACGACACGATCACCCGCCTGCGCTTCTACGCCTCGCTGGCGGTGTTCTCGCAGCTGGGCATCGCCCGTCTGCAGAACGTCAAGACCAACTGATCGGTCCGCGGCGTGGTTCTGGACAGCACGCCCTTCTCTCCGACGCAGAACTCATACGTGAGTGCGTCGGAGATGGAGGACTATGTCCAGAATCGCGTCGTCTCTGCATCCGTGCAGAACCAATGGGACGCGCTGGACGGACCTGTCCAACTGGCCTTCATCGTGAACGCCACGCGTGCCCTCGACAACATCTGCAACTGGATCGGCGAGCAGTACAGTCGAGACCAGCTGCTGCGGTGGCCGCGCACGAACGCCTGGATCGAGAACTTCCAGATCGACGTGACCATCACCCCACTGCCCGTCAAGGACGCAACCTGCGAGATGGCGCTGTGGCTGATGTCCACGAGCGGTGCCACCTCCGAGCAGGAGAACGAGGCTTATCAGCGGATCCAGGTCGGCCCGCTGCGAATCCAGTTCAACGACAAGTCGGGCACCCCTGCCACCCGCTACATGCCTGACGTCGTCGCCCAGATCCTGCGCGACTACGCCACCTTCGAATCGCCCGGCACGCCCGGCGGAACCCAGGCCCGGATGGGTCACCTCTCGAGGGCCTGAGCGATGGGCCTGAAAGAGACCGTCCTCAAGGCCGTTGCCAGAACCAAGGTCGCCCTGGGCGATCTGATCGTGACGGCCACGCTCATCAAGCGCGGTCCCGCCACCTACGTGCCAGGCGGCACGCCGACGTACTCGGAAACGACGGACAGCATCAAGTTGGCCATCGTCGGATTCGAATCGCAGGAGATCGACGGTGATCGGATCCAGGCATCTGACATGCAAGGGCTCGTGTGGCCAGAGGACGCATTCGTTGATGTGGCGACGAATGACGAGCTTCAGGCCACCGTGAAGGGGGTCTCGAACAAGTACAGGGTCATGCGCAACATTCCGGTCTTTGCCGGAGACGTGATCGCACTGCACCAACTGCATCTGAGGCTGACGTGATCACATCAACTATTTCTTCTGAATGGCCCTCCCTGGAGGATTTAGAAGAAATAGCTGAAGAGCAAGTCAAGGAAATCGCCGGTGACATATTCCGTGCGTGCGTCAAGCTGAGTCCGGTGGAATCCGGCGAGTACTCTGCCAGTTGGCGAGTCAGCTTCAACGTGGCGAGAACGGATACGACGCCGGGCGGTACCAAGGGATTTCCTGTGAGAGGCGCATCGTTCAGATGGCCCTCTGGCTTCAAACTCGGCGACGAGGTGATCATCTCAAATAACGTACCGTACGCTGAGTTGATCGAGCACGGCTGGTCGAATCAGGCGCCCTTCGGGGTCATCAACGTTGCAGTTGCAGGATTAGGATAATGCAGTACGACGTCGCGCAGAAGATCATTGAGGGGTACGTGACCTCCCAATGGGAAGCCTTCTCCGACAAGACTGCTATCCAGTACGACAACGTCGCGTTCAATTCGGATCTGTATCATGAGTACGCTCGCTGCACGGTCGTATTCGGCGAGGGACAGGCAAGGACCGTCACTGCCGGATGCTATCGCCAAACCGGCGTACTGATGCTGGGAATCTACCAAAAGCCGGGAACGGGCACCGAGCGCCTGAACAAACTGGCATCACGAGCCGCTGACATGCTGAAGTCCCAAAGGGCCCGACCGGATCTGCCGGCAACGACCCCGACGGTGGTGTTCAAGGTTCCGAGCATCCATCGGGACCTGAACGAGAAACTCGGTTGGATCATGGCTCAAGTGATCTGCCCATTCTACTACGACATTTGAGAGGTTAACCATGGCTTCGTCCGATCTCACCACCCTGGCGGCCGTCAAGGAATCGGCCTACGGCGTGACCCCCGCCACCCCGGCCTTCAAGTACATCCGCTACACCGGCGAATCGATCAAGGCCAACATCACCAACACGAAGACCGCCGAGATCCGCCCGGATCGCGTCGAGTCGGACCTCGTGCAGACCGGCGAGTCCGTCGACGGCGGCTTCAACTTCGAGCTGTCCTTCGGCTCGTTCGACGACTACATCGCAGGCGTGTTCGCCAGTACCTGGGGCGCGCCGGTCAGCGGCGTCTCGACGATCAAGAACGGCGTGACCAAGCAGCCGTTCACGTTCCAGAAGCACTTCACCGACATCACGGTGCCGGAGTTCCACACGTTCCGGGGCTGCTGCATCGAATCGATGGATCTGAAGTTCGACATCGGCAAGATCGTCACCGGCAGCTTCACGGTGATGGGCTCGAACATTGCCCAGACCGAATCTGCCATCACCGGCTCCACCTTCGCGGCGGCCAACACCAACACGCCGATGAACGCGGTGGTGGATCTGCAGAACTTCTCCATCGACAGTGTGCCGTACACGGGTTGCATCAACTCGCTCGGCCTGACGATGAAGAACAACACCCGTGCGATCCAGTGCCTGGGCAGCATCGGCGCGAAAGACATGAAGCTGGGCACCCTCGAGGTGACCGGCGACATGAACCTGTACTTCAACGACGGCTCCGTGTTCGACAAGTTCGTCGAGGGCACGGAGTTCTCGTTCAGCTTCGACATCACCGACGAAGACGGAAACAAGTACACCTTCACCATTCCCAGGGCGAAGTTCGAAAGCGGCGAAGCCCTGGCCGGCGGGCGCAACTCCGACGTGATGGCGACCATGAAGTGGCGCGCCCTCTACGACGCGACGAGCAACTCGGTGATCTCGCTGGACTCGACCCCGCACGCATAAGGAAGATCATGTTCGATGCTGACCAAGAAAACACCGCCGTCGACGAGGGCGTCTGGAAGGAGTTCCGTGGCTCGGAGTTCCTCATCGCCCACATCTCCAGCATTCCGTTCCAACGGGCCCTGGCACGGCACCAGCAGCCTCACCTGAAGAAGCTGGCCGAGGGCAAGCTCGACCCGGACGTCAACCGACGACTGGTCGCCAAGGCGATGAGCGAGGCCCTGCTGCTCGACTGGCGCAAGACCAAGAACAACACTCCGTACACGAAGGAGGCCGGGTACAAGGCTCTGATGTCGCAGATCGACTTCCGCGACTTCGTGTCCAGCGTGGCCCAGGACCTGTCCAACTACATCAAGGAGGAGGACGAGGAGACGGGGGAAGCCTAAAGCACTGGATCAAGTGGCGCTTTGAGTGGGGGGAGCACGAGCCGAATCTGAGGAAGATGGAGCTCGAGACCGGCAAAACCCCTCAGGCGCTGCTCGACAAACCAGTGCTTTACGGAGTTGCCTCTGAAATCGCCCAGGCATACAACGTGTTGGCATCGCGTCGGACCTCCGGCATGATGCCGAACCCGATCAATCTGTCGGAAATTCTGGCCTTCATCCAGATCTACGGGCATCCCAACATATCGATCGATCGATTCGTCGAACTGATCGGCGTGGCGGATATGCAGTACTTGGAGCTTTTCAGTGGCAACCGCAGCAAACGTCCAGGTTAATGCGAATACGCAGCAGGCGGTCGGGGCCTTTAACAACCTCGCTGCCGCCATTGCGTCTGCCCAGCAGAACACGCAGCAACTGAACGTCGCGTTCAGCGGCACCGCCGCCCAGGCCCAAGCGTTTGCCCAAGCCATTGGCACGGCGGGCGCCCAGCTGAATCGCCTGAACCTGAGCGTGAACAACCACAATCAGGCCGCCGGCAACATGGCGAACATCCACACGACTCTGCTGTCGGTGTTCGACCAACTCAGCAACGTGCTGAGCAAGCTGTTCGGCGTGCTCCAGGCCGTCGGCTCCGGCATCGAATTCGTGTTCGACTCGCTCGTTCACGAGATGGACAAGATCCAGGGCTTCAACGCCATGATGCTGGTGACGACCAAGTCCGCCAGCGACGCCGCCCAAACCTACGATTTTCTGCGCGCCACCGCCGACAAGCTGGGCGTGCAGTTCGACGCGATCTCCCAGAACTACGCCAAACTGGTTGCGGCCATCCCCGAGGGCAACAACAAGATGCGTATCGCGGAGTCCGTCTTCCTCGGCGTCGCAGAGGCGGCCCGCACACTTCACGCGTCCAACCAGGACACCCAGCTGATGTTCTACGCGGTCACGCAGATGGCCGCGAAGGGCACGGTCTCGATGGAGGAGCTTCGTCGACAGCTCGCTGAGAAACTGCCGGGTGCCCTGC